GCCGTTTCTCAAAGATAGGCTCGTATTGCTGCGTCTCTTTGTTAAAGCGGGTCCGACCGGTGTTGACGGTAACGCAGCGGTTGCCACGTTCATCAAGATAAGGGCGCAGCAGCCCTGGATCAAAACGGCAGCCCGCTAAGCAATCGGCAATCGGGCCGTGTGCCTTACCCCCATGAAAAAAGTCCGTAAACATAGCGAGCCTCCGTTAGGTGAAACAGAAAATGGTTAGTGTCCAGTGTACATACAGAGCAGCAGCTTATCCGCAGTCAAAGCGGCACTTGTTTCGATGCAGATAAACGCCTCGCTCTCAGGAGTACCGGTGGTATCGACAAGTTTGCCCGTACCGTCATCAACCATGAGGATATCCCCAATGGCGAATGTGTCCGCCGTGCCACCCACGTCCGCTACGAGCATGTTCAGTTCTTCACCAGCGATAGGACAATAGAGAAAACAGCGGTCTCCATCGGCATAGGCATCCGTGGCGAGTTTTCCTCTAAGCACATCCGGTAAAAGCACAGCAATTAGCCGTTGATTCCCGTCAGCGTCGGCGTTGTAGACCTCCCACGTGTATCGGCCGCCAACTGGTTCCGTGGCCGCTTTGATTTGCATGCACGTCCCGGGCTTCGGTGTACCGCTGACGATCCCCTCCAGGAATTTACCTTGGGGATTAGCGCTTACGATGATCTCATTACCTTTTGCCATCGGTAAAACTCCTGATTTTGGGGTTATTTGTTACAGCTGGTATCGAGGGCTCAACATGCGTCCCGATGAGCTGTTATGCGTGTTTGCGCTCCTGCCAGAAATTCATCGTGGGCAGAGGCAAAATATCGTCTTTGTCGTCATTGGAAAATGATTGGTTACTGGCAGGAGCGGCGGCTCCGACGTAGTTCGCAGCGCGTTTGCTAGAGCCGCCCTCCTGCCGTGTGAGGGCTTGCAAATCACGCAATTCCTCTAGTGATTTTTCTCCTAGCCGATCCTTCAGGCGCAGCCTTGCTTCCGTGTCCTCGACGTTGGCCGTCAGCTGGTCGATGATCTGGTTCCGCTCCCTGTTCTCGATGGCCACGGCGTTTTCAACCATGGCCCGCACCCCGGGAGGTGCCGCCTTGAGCCAGTCCGTATCTGTCGGATACTTTGCCCGTTTCACTGTCTGCCCCACGGTCCCAATCGGTTCGTTCACATCCTGGAAGTTCATCGTGGGAAGCATCAGCGGCCCATCATCCTCGACGGTTTCCAGCTTCCTACCAGCTCGGGACATCAAGTCACTCACCCAGTCTTCGTCACCGGCGTTAGCCACCTGTGGATCCGGCTGCTGGATCTTTGGCAAAAGGGCTAAATCATTCCGCAAGTCATCAAGGCTTCTCTTACGGAGCCGTTCCTGGTGAATTCGCTTATCGGTTCCGGCAATGTTTGCGGTAAGCTTATCGATAATTTCGTCTTTTTGCCGCTGTTCGATCTCATGGGCATAACGAAACGTATTCTGAACTTCTTCAGGGGCGATACTGAGCCATTCGTCCACTGTTTTGGGCTTAGCAGCTGGCCTCGGCGGCTCCGTGCCGATTGGATCCTTTTCCTTAAGCTCCCACCTCTTGCTCTTCTCATTATAGACGTGGGTTTCTGTCCCCTCTTGGGCAGCGGCTAGAGCTGCCTGGGCCTTGGCGGTCTCGACGATCTGCTTGGCAAGCTGCGCGAGCTTGTCGTCGGTGAAGGAATTGAGTATCTCTCTATCGCTTTCTTCCCAGCAGCTGCACGTGGAGATAAGACCGTTAACGAGCACTTCACGATCTTCTTTCGTCAACTCGGCCATGGTGGGCCTCCCTATTTTGCGAGAACGTAATTCACCTCACGCATCACTTCTACGGGCTTATCGGCAAGTTTGATGCCACTATCCGACCGGGAGTAATCAAGCCGATACAACTCAGCGCCGTGGTAATAGATGAAGTAGTCGTCGAAGACATTCGTGATATAGGGATGGTCCTCGTTCTGCCTGTATCGACCATCCAATGCCTTGGCCAGTTCCACCTTGAGGTCGTCATGGCTCATCTCGTTATCTACCGCCCCGAGCACTTTTTCCATCGAGCAGATTTCTGGACCAAGAACATTCTTCGTTGGGCGGGCCACCTCAAGGCTCGCCTTGATTTTGTGACTCTTCAGCCACGCTTTAGCTTGAGCTGCGGTAAACTTGGAGGCGCTGAACCGGTAAGATTGAGTCTCTGTAGAGTTGCTACTTGGCTTTTTGCCAATCACAATGCTGACGCCCGGGGCAATTTGCTTACGGCGAAAGCTGTCTTTCCTAAAAAGTTTTGGGTCCTGAACTCTGGCGGCATGTTCATTGCGAAATGGGTTCTCGACAAATTCGTTGCCAAGAATTGCCTCCATAGCTAAAAGCTGGGTGTCAGGTTGGTTCGTGTGGTTCAGGACCAATTCCATGCTGCTGATTTGTTGCTGGTTGACGAGGACACCACATCCTTGGGCGATACTGCACGCACCTACCTGATCAGGCAGGATGGCCAGATGATCAGGCCTGAAGTTCCTGGCAATCCAATCGTAAGGTGTTCCGTTAAAGGTTGCGCCTTCGCCGGCTGGTTCCTTGTCAAGAAACAAGCCCGTGCTCAGCTCGATTTTTTTACCAGCCTCTAGGTCGTTGAGGACTCGCTCATCGACTAGCCGGGTGCGCTCGATGTCAAACCAGGCTTCGCCAACCAACTTGCCGTTTGCCTTGGTTCGTAAAAGGACCCCGACGCCCTGAGAATTCAAAACATCGGGGTCACGTGCCGACAGGTGGACGCCATTGGATTGGGGATGATAGATGACAACTGGGACGTAGTTCCAGGCTTCCGGGTTTTTGGCTAGCTCTTCTTGTGGGTAATAGCCAGCGCCTTGACTCCCATGGAGTACACCGGGGACGATGAGACTCACCGGGGCAACTAAATGTTCTCTACCTCCCAGTTTGTCCCTGCGCACCTGACTGGACAGATTGGCGATCAGACGTTCCATGCCGCCAATCTAGGCGGTATATGGAGCTGCCGTAAAGGGTAGAATGGGTAGAATCGGCTGTCCTAGAGATTGGGGATAACTGCTCAGTCAGCAGTCTTTAACAGCCGTACATGCTGATAATTCAATCGTCTGTACCGAGCGACACAAACGATATCTTCACCTGGCGGCAGCTTCTTGCGGATATTGCTAACGTGGTCGGAGAGGTTGCTATAACTCGACTGCTCATCAATGAGAGATCGCAACTCTCTGCGAGCGTGCATGCGCCCATCACTTAGCCTATTGAGAATAGCTATTTCTGTCTTGGTGAAATGATTGTTTTGCATTCGTTATTGGTTTTATCCCGTTACAGGTCCCTGTAGCTTAGAGACAGTCCAATATTCCAGTAAGCAAAGCAGACTAATTAGACTCTTTAGAAGAGTCCTGCGCAACATCGTACGTTAGCTTTCCTAGTCCAGGCTTGGCCCCGTGGGGCTGATTTGACTCAAATCCCCTCCAATAGCCTCGTCAAGTTTCCTGCCTTGCCCGCCATTTTGGGATGCTTCGTCACCATCCTTCCGCGCCGGAGAATCGGCCAATTTCTTTTGCTCCGCCTTCACCGATTCTACAATCGCAGATGCCTCTGTCTCCGTAAATCCCATAATGCGCATTAAGAAGTCCCGCGGGGCCATAACAGCATCCGTCCCTCCAGTGGCGTATCTGGCCATAGTTAGGGTCCGCCGGAGGGCAATAGCTGCCTTCTGTTCTTCGGTCAAGGCGTTCAAGTCTGGCCACTGCACACTGTAACCCTTTGGTTCAGGCAATACGCCAAGTTCAATTAGCCTATCAACAAATGGCACGATAATTTTAGGCGTGATGTATGCACCCTGCCGGAATCGCAGGCGATCATTCCAAGTACTATCATCTTGGGTACTGGCCAATTTACCCCGCTCGGTTCCCATGAAGATGCGCTTCGGGATGCCAAGCTGGATCGCAATAGCCGTTAGCTGCGCCTCGATTTGAGGAGTTGGATCAACAACCTGTGGTGCCAGGCTCTTAGTGGACACGCCTATCATGGCAAGATATCGTTGGAGCCCATTCATGTATTGCTCCATCTCGCCGCGAATGGCCTTCCGATCGATGTCCACCTCACCTCCCAGCTGGGGGTGTGTCTCGATGCTGAGACCAGGAAATGCCCCACGCCAATACATCTCGGCGCTGCCGCCGTATAGTTTCACAAGGTCCATGACGCGATTGAGGACCGGCCGGAGCCTCGGGGCACCGAAGATTTCGCTGCTGCCGAGATTGTCGGCAAGATGGATGATCCGACTCCAATGGACATGGGTGGTCGTTAACTGGAGCCCAATGCCTCCCTGGCTTTGCTCACTGATGTCATTCAGTGTAATGGCATATTCGACCGGCCGACCATACCGGGGATTGGTCTTATCGACCTCATATCGGGTAATTTGGATGAGTGATTCATCAAATGCTCTCAAGTAGAGGAGCCTTGATTTTCGCCCCTTACGAACTGGTTCATGCAAATCGCCCCCGTCATCGAGACCCAACAATAGGACGCCGAAGCTGCCAATCCCGCTGAGGATATCGGCCCGGAGCAAGTGTTCCCAAACGGCATTACCTTGCTCGTCTTGGTACCAGCTTTTAACACGTAGATTTCTGGGCAAATCGACCCATGCCTTCTCAAATTCGGTGATGTTTTTGGGGTCTTCATCCTCATAGATGCTAGGCTGTACCTGCCAGCATTCCTGAGGCATTACTTGGACTACCCGGCAAGCCACCTCAGACCGGTCGTAGAGCTCTTTGTAATCATGGGGGGAGATTGCACCCGTTTTTGGATAACCACATTCGTCATCGATTGACCGCCTCGGATCAAGAAACTTATCGATGAATTCCTTACGAGCCATCAGGGCATTCCAGATTAAGTCCGTTGTGTTCCCATTGGACTTACTATTATCCTGCCTCATGGCAAGAGGATTTATCGGCCTTTTAGCTACTATTTTGGGCATTTTTGTTCACACTTACATTGCTGTCACAACGAATCTCTTCAACTCATACACCAGGGCAAAAACAGCGAGGACGAGAGCATCGCTTTCATCCGGCGAATGGCCAATTATATCAGTCAAGGTCTGCTTTGCAGCAGAGGCATCTTGCTGGCCAGGCAACTGCTTGACTCCAACTGCACCGCGCCTGGATTTCGGAGGGAGCTCCAATCGGCCTTCCCCATCATGGAGCATGGGAATAAGGCTAAGCTGCCGCTTGAGTTCACTGAACTTTGCTGGGATGCCAAATCCATCAGGATTGGCGGCTGGATCGAGCTTTTCCCGCAGCGTGCCGTACATCTCCGCCCTACGGTTCCTGTAGATATATCGCCTCTCGGAGTCGTTTCGGCGCTCACTAACTGGCCGATAACGGTTTGCGCGATTGAAGCGATTGACATTCGTAGCTGCCTGCCCAAATGCCACGGTGCGGACATTGTACCCCTGGGAGCGCAACCTGTCCGCATGTTCCTTCCCACCACCTCCCTGGTCGAACAGTACCCGCTCCGGGGCGATACCATGTTCCCTCATCAGGGCAAGTGTGCGATTGGTCACGAGAACCGTATCAGGAGTCTTCAGGCTGACGAGCTCGATGAGTCCATAGTGATCTACGATCGCCCAACAACTATTATCTCCACCTTCAGCCGCGTCTACTCCCATCGCCCTGGCCACTCCTGGCGGACGCTTGATGTTTTCGGCCACATGTTCTGCCCGATTGAGCCAGTCAACGGGGAAGAGCATGACTCCCCGGCCCTCATAAAATTCAGCATCCAAGCCGACGCATTGCAGATACTCGTTCCATAGTATCCGGCGTTGCTGGTACTCCTGATAGCTAATCACGCCGGGTACTATCATTTCCTTGGCCCTGACATTCGGACTGTCCTCGGCCCTGATGCGGATAATTTTGCGCTGGTAGTGGCCATTGGTTTCATTTTTTAAGTCACCAGCCTTGACGCCCCGGTAGAAAAAGTTAGTACAGCGATGGGGATTACCAATAATCAGCGCACGCTTCTTCCAGCCGCACGCCATATCATAAACAACATCCGGGATACCACTGCATTCATCAGCCACGAACAGCGTGCGCGGGATGCCATCCGCCCAAGCAAGCCCACTTTTCGGGGCTACGTGATGGCCCGACATCCCTTCCCCTTTTTCACTCACGATTCCTTTCATGTAACTGACACCACATACAAAGCCATCGGCCATCTTACGCAGGTGGAAATCATTGACAACAAGTGGGCCAAGTGGGGCGTGCAGAGGATAGGTGGCTGTCTGGATGAACCGTCTTACCTCGCCCCAGAGAACGTCAATGTGCTTTTGGTTGACGCTAGTAGTGATAATCCTGCATGGCTGCCTGGAGATGAAGAACCACAGGCAGGCAAAGGCGGCAACGAAGTCCTTACCCAGCTGATTCCCGGCCGGGACGAATGTTTCCTCGTTATCGCGCAGGCTATAGAGAATTTCCTGTTGCTGCTTATAGAATTCAACATTCGGCCAAAGCAACTTGCCGAAGGCGAGGGGGTCGATAACGGGCTTGCTACTTACCAAGACTCATTTTCCGCGCTCCGTGGATTTGAACAACTCCATATTCCGCGTCTTCGTGAAACCCAAAAATTACAATGTGGGAATCACGAGCTACGTCCGCCCCATATGTAGTACCATTTTTTCTACGGATGCAAACGGAGATATTCCTAAAGCAATGATCGCAAAGCTGCATATGTCCCACCCGGGCGAATACAAGCCATCTGCCCCGGGATGCTAATAATTCCTGGTGTATTGAACGCCCGCAGTGCGTACAAAACATCTCTGTAATTTGGAGGTTTCCCGGCCTTTGTAATTTGGCCGTATTTATCGGTAGGAATGGAATAAGAGCTAACCACTTCAGCAAGCTACGCCTTAGCATCTGTCCCTCCTACTGCTCTCTCAACTTCCTCTTTTTCATTTATTGCCGGATGTTGTTCTTTTTGGTTAAGGATCTTCCCCTCGATGACGTTTGGTGTATCACGATTGTCTGCGAGTAATCTATCCCAGTCGATGGTCACTCTTTGGTCAATCTGCTGGCGATCAGTAAGCATCCCGGCAATCTTCGCCGCCAGTTCCAATGAGGCGTGCTTTGGCATCATCTTGAGTTCGATTGTCTGCCCGGTTACCCGGCCATCCCGGTCAAGTTCATTGCGGCACTTAATGCCATCAATACAACATCGGATCCTCCTGGGGAGTTTTCTTAAATCATCAACGACGATGATCCCATCTTCGTCGCAGAGATCCAGTGGATCACGCAGTACGTTGAATTTCAGTTGCTCTAGGATATCTTCGCGCCGTAGCTCCAGCTTCTCTAGAGTCTGGCGTTCCATTTTGCCAATAGCTCGAGCGATGAGTGGATTTTTGAGCAGTCTTGTTGACTTCGCTTCTGGACACCTATAGCCTGCTGCGCTCGCAGCCCGCCTGGCATTGTAGTCAATCAAATACTCGAAAACGAAACGGCGCATCCTATCGGTCAAGCGCTTCTCATTGACGCCAGTTTTTCGCAGCTGCGTGGTACCCATGCCTTCGCACTATGTCTTCATTCAATTTGACTTAGCGTATACCCGATCAGTATACGCCTTGCTTTCTTCCTTGGTGCTCACGATGATCCCTTGCAGGGCTCGGCGGTGCGTATACTCCCTGCCCAAGGTTCGATTGAAGTAGGTATGCTCGGTCTGGGCGTTGAGAATCCAACTACCATCGGGCCGGGCCGTACCGGCCGGGATCGTGAATTCCATCCCGCACTTATCATCGAGGATCTTAACGTTCGTGATGCCTGGTACCGGTTCTCCCCCAACGCTGTCGATGTCAAAGTACGGCGCCAATCCTATGGCTGTTACGGGCACGCGATGCCGACCATACTCCCACCACAGCACGATCCGATTGTCCTCGTTCGGGTTTTCGAGATAAACGATCTTGTCACTTATCTCGGTCACATCTTTTAGAGTGCCGTCCTCCGGGCTAAGCACGTCCGGTTCCTGCATCTCATTATGAAAAACCACGTAAGTCGCCATGTATCACCTCCTTTTTCGCACTATGTCTTTTCGCAGATCATTACTCTCTCTCTCAGTTTTCTCTTCTTCATTAAAATCGCCCGCCGGCTGGTATACTGCGTTACCGGGCCACGCCCGGCCTCCAGTTATCATCAACTGCCACAAACACGGAACAGCCGCCGAACCGGTCTGGACCGGATAAACCTTCGCACCGGTTGTTTGCGAATTACGGTCCGAATTGGCTGGCTGCGGATCAGATTCCGCACCGGTTGACCACGCACGAAACCTTCGTGGCTGACCAGTGCCACCGCAGGTGCTGAAATGCTGCCTGGACTTTGAGTTGGCAGTTCCTTTTGAGCCCCGACCAAAGCCATAATCAAAACAATTTCGTACATGATAGACCTCTCTAGGATTAAGGAAACTGAACTTGCCCACCGGTCTCTCAATCGATTCAGGTAGGCACTCTTGCATTTACGACCACCCTCTTATAAAGCAGAGCTAGTGGATCGGTCAACCGCCAGCGTGGCGGGCTTTTTATGTTGCCATTTTTAATCATCAATGGCTCCACGACGCCAACCTTCCGCAGGAAACGTAGCAGTTTTCTCGTGCGCTCCTCCGGCTCCCCGAGCTGAATAGACAAGTCATAAGGTTCCATCCCATGAGGCGAGTTGTAAAGCCGCTTGGCTACCTCAAACGTGGAACCACGGCTGGTATCAAGGGCTACTTTGGTCACGCGGCGCATCACCTCTCTATCGACTTCCTTGCAGTTGAGCACGACTGCCAGACAGTGGGCTAATCTTACGTGCTGGCTAATGAGACGGAACGACATCTCCCGCTCGGTTTCCTCTTCCACATCCCCTCTTTGTTTGCCTAACCTTGTCCGCATATAGGCCACGAACTTCCCAAGCCACATGCACTGGCGGAGTGCCTCCTCACTTATCTTGATTTCAGACAGCAGTTTCTGGGCGTTTTCTCTCAGGTAACAGACATAGCCACCCGTTAATTGCATCGCCTGGGCCAATTCTGGCTCATATTGCGTCTCGGGCTTCCCATCAACTTCGGTGGCCACTGCCCTAGCCGCCCGGTTCGCCACGCGCCATCCAATAGCATCCTCGGTTTCATCATCCATTTTATCCACAATGCTACAATCCAGGAATCGCTCCCCCAGCTCACTGCTATCCAACTGCCTCAACGTATTCGTGCCGCAAAGTATCCACGTCATACGAATGCCAGCATAATCCCGGCTCATGGAATTCCGGTAGCTTGCCCGAGTAACCGTGTCGTAGAGGTCGCGGGCCTCAGAAAGGATCTGCGGAAGATTGGGCAACCGCAGTAGCGTATCGCCATCCTTAGTAACCAAAGTACCCCGATGTTTAATCTCGGCAATTAGGCTGCTGTCTTGGCTGTTTCCGTTGCCGTCCGAACTCCTCCAGCCACTGTGGAAGCCCCGCATGGTGCTCTTGGCGATCACATATTTCCTTGCCACGCTTAGCCCCTCGCAAAGCGTCGTTTTGCCGGACGAAGGGACACCGAGGATCCGCACCCAGAGTTGCTCCCCGATACTCTTGACACTGGTGATACTTGCCAGCATCACGCTAAGACCACAATCCAGCCCATCCGTCCAACGCAGTGCCTTCCTCCACGACTGAATTAAGTCCTGGTACCGACTGCACGGTGCCGGTGCCAGTTTCATCTCGTCTTGAGATAGGCCGCTAGAACCCTCAGCAGAGTCTGTAAGCCATTCGGTAGGAATAGGTTGTACCATAGCTAGAAGCTGGTCCAGGCGGCTTAGACGAACCCGCAAGAGCCGTGATAGGGGCGCAACCGTGGTTTGTCCTGAAATTATTGGCATTTCTTGGCCCTTTCGTCAACCTAGATAATCTCGGTAAGATAGTCACGTATGTCGTATCCACTTGGCTTTTTAGGATCATATCCCTCTGGTCCCCAGGAGAGGAAGGAGATATCGGCTGGTCGGGGACTCGATGCAGCTAGAAGGGAGGCTACCCGGCGCATCCCACTGAAACCAGCTGGCTTGAGAGACTTCCCCACTTGACCATTTGTCCGTGGGTGGTCACTGTCGAAGAGGAGTACCACCGACTTCCGAGCAAAAAGGGTGGACCATTCTGGAAAGAACACTTGGCATCCAGGGACAGCTAGAACATTAGCCATGTTCCCCCGATGCCGGAGCAACTCCCAAAGAACCATCGCATCAGCTGGACCCTCGCAAAGGTAGACTTCCTGCTGATTCGGGTCATAGAGATGGATCCCGAACAACTTGTGGCTAATCGTTGGGGTTGGGACTAGCGTAAAGCGCTTCGAGAATCGGATATACCGGTAAAGCTGGACCAGCTTCGTGTTCAGCGTGTAGCCGGCCAGGATCCAATCGCCAGTGAGAATACTCTTGGCCCAATGCCATCGTTCCAGCGTCTTGGCAAAAATCAGCCGGCGGTCATCGGCAAGCAATTGGTATTCGCTCGTCCGCTGATAGCTCTCTTCCCACAGCCATTGAAGGAACTTGGTGATGTTTCCCTTGCATCCACCCTTGAAGCAACGATGAACGCCACTCCTGGCATGGATGCCGAACTTCTCGGTGTGACCACAAAAAGGGCAATCCCCGGAGGTCCACTTGTCCTTGGGCTTCCAATGGAATTCCACCCCATGAAACGCATAGGGGCGCAGGCACTGTGGCAAATTGTCAAGTTTGGGCATGAATCACTCAGTTGACTCCGCAGCTCTTCTGGTGTAGGATTCGGCCCGAGCCAGGGAGCTAAACTCTTTTATAAAAGGAGCGAGAATCATGTCAAAGAGCAATTCAAGACTGTCGAAGAAACGGACTATGCGCCTCAGAATTTTCGAGATGCTCCGAGGCACAAATGGTGGTCTACCAAGTACAGCCATAAAACGAAAACTAGGGATAGCCGACAACAATGGCTACTTCAGTGTGGTGATTCGTGGGGAAATATGCGCCGGGCGGATCAAGGCTACGGAGTATGACGTTCTTGAACGAGACGTGCGCTATTACTCACTGACAAAAAAAGGAGCTGAAGCGCTGAAAACCGGTAAAGTTGACAGCGACGCCAAGCGGCTGAAACTGCAAGAGCTAGGCAGAACGCCACAAGGCTAAACCTGCGGATCCCCCCTGGCTCACTTTTTCCCGCTCTCATCACCATGCGAATCCCATCCTTCACGAGGCTTGCGCTGGAACAACTCGACCTTGTTTCCAGGGCACATCTTCTCGACCATGGCATAAAACGCATCCGGCTTGGCGCTATGTTTCGTGCGAGGCGCTTCAAGCACCGTTGTCTGATTGGTTAGCTTAACCGTAGGCTTGCCAATTGTACAGAGCAAACAGTGCTCACTCCGGCCGCGCAGCCAATCACCAAGTCCGGGCTTCTGCGTGCTTGGCTTAACCCAAGTCAGGACGGTTTTGTACGTGAAACCCCAGGCTTTGACTACTTCAAATGCCTCGGGGAGATGCGCGTTCGTCGTCCACAACCAAAGCACGCTGTCTTTATGGGCAATTTGATTCACCTTGAGGGCACAAATTTCCACGAGGGACATTGTTGGGTAAGGCGCAACGCCCCTTGTCGATAGCGCTTGCACCCGCTTGGTAGATCTCCAGGGGGGATCGGCAACGATAACACGATAAGGCCCCTTCTTGGGAAGGGCTGGCGGTTCTTTGGCAATAGCACGGCTCTGGAGGTCAACCTTCAACTTCCGAAATGCGCCGTTAACCTTGCGAGTCCGATTCATCTCGGCGACAAGTGGCGCATATCGCGCCGGTTCTTTTTCGGCTGCCTCCACGACAGCCTTCGCCCGTACATAGGTCTGCCTATCCATTCCTACGACCTTTCCAACCATGGCCAGCGCACGCTTTGACTCATCTTGGCCAAGAAAGCTAGGGGGAACTCCCCTAGGTTTTCTACCTCCCCTGCGCTGGGCCTCCTTTGCCAGCCGTTTGTACTCCTCTTCAATTAGGACGCCTGCATTGACGGCCTCTTCGGGGGTGTAATTCAACCGCTGCGTGTTCTCGTCGCTCTCGGCCCTTTGCAAGAGGTCCAGGGAAAAGACCGCCGTGGGAACCTTATCCCACTTAAGAATCTCCTTGCAGGCCTTGAGACGGCGCAGGCCAGCAACCAGCCGGCCATTTGGTGTAATGACGATGGGGTGAAGAATACCGAGGGTCTCGATGCTCTTAGCAAGGCCCCTCAAATCACCGAGATCCTTGCGGTGGCGTTCGCCAATTTTGATCTCAGAAATTAACTTCAGGTTTGCACCCGGCACCCTAGTCGCGCCTCCGGTTTAAGACTCGAAAGGCAGACTCGCTCATACGAGAAGCCTATTCCCCTAAGATCATTTATAGCCGTCTGGACGGCATCACAGTAGAATATACCCCTGCGCACGAAATCCAGGTACATCCGATCAGTACGAATATCCAAACCAACGATCCCCATAATCTTGGACAGCCGATTGGCAAGATGTTGAGGAGAACCTTTGGCGCCGGAAACTTCTAGGCTAAAGCAGTACTCTTGCATGCTGCACCAGTCCTCACTTCCGAATCCTTTACCGGTTCCCCTACGTCCCAACTCTTATCGTGATATTTCATGGCAACCGGTGTTGGCACTCCGATATCACTCCCACCTTTTTCCATAAGCTCTTTCAACGCCATCACGACCGGTAGATTTAATTTCGTCCCGCCGTGGATGCGCTTGGGCATGTCAAACACCAGCTCATCATGGATCTGTAACACGATATGGAAACGTTGCCCGTTTGAGCTGAGTTCGTTTAGGTAGTCAAAGCAGCGAATCATTGCCTTGCCCATCCACCACATGGCCGTTGATTGCACGTGGTAATTTAGTGGTTCGGTTGGGTTCGTCCCCCCGTTCTCGGACCTATCGCAGAGAATGGGATAGCCGCGTTTGGCGCCAATCGACCTATCCGGTATTGTCTCAACGTAACCGAGGCTGTTTGCCAGATTCATTTGCTTCTCCGCTAACTTGGCAATCCTCGGAAACCGCTCCCGAATACGCTCAAAGGCGCCATCAACATGGTAAGTGGCATCAGCCGTCGCCTTTTGAGCGCCATATAGTATCGCAAAATTGCCGTTTTTGACCCACTGATACCAGGTCGATTCAAAAACGTGCTTGAAGTTCTTGCCATGCTGCTTAAACTTTTTTGGATGAAGCAAGTCCGCGATTAAGAGATGGTAACTACCATAGTATGGCGGTTCCTCCGGATGCTCAAAGACATAAACCATGTCTTTTTCACCAGCCTCGAATGCCGGTATCCGTAGCTCGACATTTTGAGCATCGAGGCTCCACCATTCCCTACCAGGAGCCGGGCCAAGAATCGCTCGTAAATTAAATCCCTCTTGCTTGCTCAAATTTTGCTCGTTTGGATTACTGCTGCTCCAGCGCAATGTAGCCGATCCCGTAATGTTGAGATTGGGATGCAGGACGTACCAATCCCCCCGCAGCTGCCTCCAGAATCGCTTGTACCCTTCCAGATACGCAACAGCCGTGTCACACCTGCGCTTCCGCCCGAGTGCCCGGACAAAGGCGAGCTTTTTACTGTGTGCTGGTAGTTGCTTTTCGAGATAATCCAATACCTGCTTGTCCAAGGCTGGCTCACCGGTCTTCTTGGACCACTTGTTGGCTTGGATACCCATGTGGTTAAAGATACACTCGCGCAGAGACCGGTTGTTCCCAGCTTTTGGCAGTTTCAGCTGGCAGTTGAAGTCACGAGCGATGTTGGTACACACACGGGCGGCTGATGCCGACTCGTCGCTATACTTGACCAGCAACTCGTCCAATCGCCGCTTGTTGATCGTCACTCCCCGCCGTTCCATGTCATAGGCAATGGGAAGCAGCTTCAATCGGCAGAGATAAATCTCCCAAAGGTCCATCTCTTTGAGCAGCCGTTCCTGCTCCTTCCAAAGCCGCAGGGTGCAAGCGCTGTCGGTATTGGCGTAGTCCGAGCAGACGGTCCACCAGCTATGGTCCTTAGGATAGTTTTCCTCTTCCGCAATTGCCCTCGGGAGCCAGCAGTCGTACTTCCACGGAGTACCCTTCGCGCTAGGCATCTCCGGCAACCCCTCCTTGGCAATTCGCCAATCTGGATACCTGCCACGAGCCAGCCGGCGTGCCTCGTCCACTGCTACTTTCAACTTGTCCTCATAAGGTCGGATATTCGCCCTGAGATAGACTACGGCCATTGAGGTTAAGTCGTGTGGCTGATTGCTGGCCAGAAGGTGCCCGGCAATAAGAGTATCGTGAAGCTTCGACCAGTCCCAACTGAACCTGCCGCCATAGACGACCTGAAGGGCATGTAGATCAAACTTCAGGTTCTGACCCACAATTGCCGGGGCATCATCGACCAGTTGTTGTATCTCCTCCAAGTCGTCTGCCGACGCTTCTACCCGGCGGTCCAACGGGTTAACGACCCACTCGAACCAGATGTTCGTCCCGTTCTCCCGGCAGAACGTGACGAGAAAGGGGGCACTTCCAAACGTGAAGTCCAGACCAGTCGTCTCGCTGTCGAGGGACAACACTGCCGGAGCTCCCTTTCCTCCCAATTTTCTCTTCAAACGATCAGTAGGGATTACTCGCAGCCTCGTTTCGTATCAGGCGATCCCACGGAACTCCCTTGTAGGTTTTTCCATCATCGAGATCGCGGAGATTCACGGTACGCTTCCCATGAAAGACAGCTGTGACCGAGCAATCCACTGGTTTTCTGGCCCGGGGCGGCCGGAATCCGTAGACGCTCTCCTTTTCCGGCTCCCAGCTTCCGTCTTCCTCCGATTCCCCATTCTCCCTGGAATCGATATTCCCTTCACCTAGCTCCCGCATCATCTCGACAACCGCGCCCCAGCTCTCCGCTTCATCCGCCGCGCTCTCCTCGACTCCTGCGGCGATGGCCTTTTGCCGCAGCTCGGCCGCCGCCTCGTTATCCCCATTGTCGGCCCTGGCAGCAAGGGATCCAAGATCCTCCTCGTTGGGTTCACCGGCGCCTTCATCTTCCTTCTCTTCGGTCACATCGGGTTCATAGTCGCTGGACGGCTCGTCTACGTCATCAGCGACATCATCCTCCTCGGCGGTAAATTCGCAGTGGCCCAGCCAAGTCTCGTTCACGCGAGGATCAGGAAATTCCTTGGAGGGTTGGCCCTGCCAGGTCCTAAATCGGAAGTAGGGTCTAGCAGACTTAACGGCATTGCACATATCCTCTAGGGAGCCATCAAACTGGGCCGTGTTGAGCCCTAGAAGCCGCAGCATGTTAACCGCCCAATTGACGTGTTCCTCAAGGGTTCTACGAGCTTTCTCACCCCGGGCGTTTGGTGTATCGCAAAGCGGTTCCGGCCTGATTCTTGTATGTAACCCCTCAACGGGAATCCCATTGATCGCCTTGGGGCGCTTCACGATGCCCGACGCGAAGAAAAAAAGCTGCCCCTTGTTGTCACCTGTTTTGAACGTATCAACCTTGCACTCGTAAATCCGTGCTACGCCAGCCTCGATTCCTGGCGGCAGATTCCCACCCGAGCTATAAACGGTCTCCGCCTTCTTCGCTTTTTCCAGGGCAGTTCGCGCCCGATTACCATACTTCATCTCAAAGTCACTCTTTCCCTCTTGCCTTGGCATAATAGTTCTCCTAGATAGTGATACTAACTGTTATCCGACTCGGACTCTTTTTTCGCTTCCCTTTCCTTGCGCTTGATTGAGTAATACACTTCCTCCCGATGAATTGGTATTTCTCGTGGGGCGTCAATAGCGATGCTTACAAAATCAGCCTTGATGTAGTTAACATAGATGCTGATGTTGTCGCCAATACGAATCCCTTCCCCCTTTCTCCGTGAGAGGACCAGCATCACCTTCCTCCTTTGATGAGTTTGATGATTTTATCGTAGCTAGGATCCACGATGCAATCCGGCAACGGAGTTCCTTTCGGCACCCTGAACTTCGCGGCATAAATCGGGCTAGGGGCCGTCCGCAGACAATACTCGACCCTGCCGGTCCTTGATTGCTGTCTTACCTTTTTGCCGCCGACTTCAATCTCCCTCGTGCCAACCTGCTCTCGAATAAAGGTCTGGCATACGTAGTCGCATGCCGGGCCAAGCCACCCAACAATGGATGGTGTCAGGGCACTAGCAACGTAAGGCTGGATGATTTCCCCGTCGGCTTCGGTATTGAAATCGCGCTCTTGCGCGAGAACAACTCGATTGCAGTCGAGGTCCAGTATTCTCCGTAGTAGTGTCTTTACCTGGAGGGCCACCTGGCCATATTCCTGCTGGGAGGCCAGTCCCCATGACAGCTGCTCGGGGATCCTATCCAGCTTGAGGATTTCCTTGAGCACCATGTCCTGGAGACCAGTTGCGTGGTCCAGCACAATGGTCGCATAGTGCCCCGTGTCTCTCTGGTAATCCACAAACTCGTCAACGTCAGTGGACTTCTGTAGGACTAATTGGTCGATCACCTTTTGGTAGGTTGGGGTATCAATGCTGCGCAGTTCTCCGGGTCTCGAGCCTCCACTGCAAACGAGAAAGCAAGCAGGTTTGGGGAAGGTCGCGGCCACCGTCGTCTTCCCGGTCCCACTTCGGCCGTAGATGTTCATGGATATCCCTTCATCCTCGCCAAAACCGATTTTCCCTATTCGCCCAACCACCCCGGCCTGGCGCTCAGGAGCTCGGGGTTTTGCTGCCACTGCTTGTTTTGTTATTACGGGCATCTTGTGCTCCTACTGCAACTCGCTAAACAGGTTATCCACGCGCTCCAATCCAGCGGCTGAACCGGTGCTCAAGTATTCGTCCAATTCATGGCTACCCCCTTCGCGCAAAACGTCGTACACGCCGAATGGAGTTCTCCAATGCAGCGATGGGTAATTGAATTGCCCGGGAGGATGCCCTAATTCGCCAAGCCCGAAATGTGCGTCAGATGTGGTTATCCAGTCCCACCAGCTGCACAAGTTTTCTAAGCATGGGTCGAGAAACTCCCGGCTGAACTTCTGGATATCTCCGCCAGTTATTTCAACCTGCCAGCGCATGAAATACCACTCGGGTTTCTCTGCAATTAGTTTTCCGAGGCGCTTATAGAACTCCTTCTTGGTCTCGCCCCTCGGATTGGATTTGCTAGGTAGATGTTGTTTGATGCTATCCTTACCACCGCTTAGGGGCCGGCGGATAAGATTATATCGCAATCCACCGATCCGCGTTTGAAGCTGGTTTGCCCGTTCTTGCGCCAGTCCCTGGTAGATTTGCAAGGCAACTGCATACAGCATCGTCTGGAGATCAAACGAAAGCTGTGTGCGTATCTGTTTTTCGTTGATGTTGCCCTTCACCTTGTTTTCTTGAAGATAGATGCGGGCCTCCGTTCCCGCACCTATCACATCAACACTATCCCACTTCCCTCGCAGCCGGACAATAGGGCCACCCGGTAGTGTATAGGGCACATCGAATACGTACTCTTGTAACAGGGGAATTCTGTGTTTTACGTGCTCGTGCGTTTTCCAGTAATCGATGTAGACCGGAAACTGGGCCAGGCAGACTTGATACCAGTGCTCGATCTGCTCTTGCTCCATCGGGAAGCGTTGGCACAGCTCTTTTGCGCGGTCCGCTACGACGAGGGTCCAGGGTCGCTGGCCGCCTAGATAGGCTTCTTCGGCGAGATGGATGAGATTGCCATACTCGATGCGGTGATTGAATTGCTCGACCGGCCGAAGTCCCTCAACGGCATAGAGCCGAAAGCGCTCTCTGCAGCAGAGGAAACGGCTGAGGAGGGAGAATGTAACCCCATCCACGGTTGGGCCACGCCACACGGATTTGGGGCGTGGTTTTGTAGCTAGTCTTGGCATCCAGTGCTCTTAGCTTTCTCTTTTTACTTATGCTCCCCTAGGTGCATCACTTACTCTCTCTCAATTTTCTCTTCTTCATTTATCGCCTTTCAGCAGCAGCCCGTTTTTCACTCTTGGGAGCAGGGACGGGGAGCTCTCAATTTTCTCTTCTTCATTTATCAGCTTTCAGACGGAAAGGCACGTCACGACCGGTCAGCCGCACGCCACTCTCAATTTTCTCTTCTTCATTCTCAATTTTCTCTTCTTCATTTATCAGCTTTCAGTTATCCATGGCCGGCTCGACGTTGGGGGAGGCATCCTCTCAATTTTCTCTTCTTCATTTATCGCCTTTCAGTTCTCTAGAAAACGTTTGGCTTTCCCGTAGCTATCGCTCTCAATCTTCTCTTCTTCATTTATCAGCTTTCAGCACCGTGGCCCTAGAAAACCGGTCAATGTGGTCACCTCTCAATCTTCTCTTCTTCATTTATCAGCTTTCAGCAGCACTCGTTTTGGGTGCTCGTCCCGTAGCTTGCCTCTCAATCTTCTCTTCTTCATTTATCAGCTTTCAGGCCACAGGCTGATGCGCGGATACGTAGTGTTTTTTGTCCCTCTCAATTTTCTCTTCTTCATTTATCAGCTTTCAGCCCCCAGAAAAAGAAAACAGGATTGAACCGATGACAACTCTCAATTTTCTCTTCTTCATTTATCAGCTTTCAGTCCGCTGGCGGCGTTTTTGGGCCGAATCAACGCCCACCACTCTCAATCTTCTCTTCTTCATTTATCAGCTTTCAGACCGCCGACCGTTTCAACAATCCTCCGTAAACAGTACTCTCAACTTTCTCTTCTTCATTTATCGCCTTTCAGTTCGTCGTAACTCCTTTCGTATCGGTCGGCCCTCCTCTCAATTTTCTCTTCTTCATTTATCAGCTTTCAGATCGACGCCAACTCCGCCGCTGCACTACGAGGGAGCCTCTCAATCTTCTCTTCTTCATTTATCAGCTTTCAGTCGCCAGTTCGCTACCACGGCCCGGCCTTTTCGTGCTCTCAATTTTCTCTTCTTCATTTATCAGCTTTCAGTCCAGCGGGGCAAGCCTTCCCGTTCGCATACTCGATCTCTCAATTTTCTCTTCTTCATTTATCAGCTTTCAGATCAGGGTATCGGTGGGCATAAACGAAGTGTGATCTCCCTCTCAATTTTCTCTTCTTCATTTATCAGCTTTCAGGTTAGTGACGGGCTGATTGCCGTGAACCAGTCTTTCTGACTCTCAATTTTCTCTTCTTCATTTATCAGCTTTCAGGGAGCAGCGCGTTTACAAAATGACCACGTACGAAGCCCTCTCAATTTTCTCTTCTTCATTTATCAGCTTTCAGTGGGCCGGACGGGCTAGGGCTAGCGGCCCATTGATTCTCTCAATTTTCTCTTCTTCATTTATCCCCTTTCAGGCACGGAATAGGGTGCAATTGACGCAAACCATGCACTCTCTCAATTTTCTCTTCTTCATTTATCAGCTTTCAGCCGAGCCATACGGGCCTAGGTAGTGGTCACGCCCGTCTCTCAATTTTCTCTTCTTCATTTATCAGCTTTCAGCTTGGAACGAAAAAAAGTAAGAATGCAAGGGCGCAAGGGCGCTCTCAATTTTCTCTTCTTCATTTATCAGCTTTCAGACATGCGCCGCAGTACCTCGCGCTCTTGGAGATTCTCCTCTCAATTTTCTCTTCTTCATTTATCAGCTTTCAGCAGGACCATTCAGCTTTGGTTGTCGTCGCGGGTAACTCTCAATTTTCTCTTCTTCATTTATCAGCTTTCAGGAAAAACGCAAACGCAAAGAACGTGCAGCCTTATCACTCTCAATTTTCTCTTCTTCATTTATCAGCTTTCAGGTGCTGGCCGGCTGGCTGTCAATTACGAGCTCGGCTACTCTCAATTTTCTCTTCTTCATTTATCAGCTTTCAGTGGAATGTGCCTGCTCGCACGGCTACTCTATCAGAGCTCTCAATTTTCTCTTCTTCATTTATCAGCTTTCAGGCACCTGCTGTGCAAGGCGGTATCAGCTGTATTATTCCCACGGCCTCTCAATTTTCTCTTCTTCATTTATCAGCTTTCAGAGACACGGCCAGAGGGGATTGTGTAATGCCGAAAATCCTCTCAATTTTCTCTTCTTCATTTATCAGCTTTCAGCAAGATCGTTGGGATTGCTTCGTTAGGGAACATGACGAACGCTTGCAGCGTGGGCAAGAGGAGCTGGATCGTTTGTATTCGCCAGACGATGGCAAAGACGCCTGGCGCCAAGCAATGGCACGAGT